TGTCTTGGAATCCCATAGATTCTACTCTGATCCATCTGTGTTTAAAACCTGTTGGTGCAGGGGGTGCATCTAAAGATGAAGGTGGAGTCCAAACTTTTTTCTTAGATTCTTTTTCTCTTGTTTGACTCGCACGGGATGCTCTTTTGTCATTATTATTTTCCATATGCTTATGCCTCCTTCGTGATTTTTAATTGTTTCGCATATTCTTCTAGTGGCACACCTAATTTTTTAGCGATTGCTACCTGTGATGATGTGAGTCTCACAGTTTTGCGACCAGTGTTTGTACTTCGCTTCGCACTAGCTACTGTTTGTACGGGTTTGGTCGTTTCCCCTTTATCTGATGTATTTGTATCAAATTTGTGGGGGAATTCAAGTCTTATTCTTTTATCTATTTCAGAATAGTACTCATCAGACTGAGGATCATAACCTTCTTCCTCTGTAAGCTTCTTATGTAGATCAAAAGCGGTATAAGTCATAGCATTATCTTGACCAAACCAAGCATTTCTAGATGCCCATGTTTCAGCCTTAGGATCTGGTGTTCCCTGTGCCGCTTTCTGTCTATTTAAGTTTATATTAGAACTTTTAACTTCTTTAGCTCTATTAGCTTTATACTGTTCTTGAGCAACTATAGTTTCTTTAAGTTTAGCATTTTTATAACTTAACTCAGAGATTGCAGTTTGAGCTTCAACTTCAGCATTTATATCTCCAGCTTCTCTTGCTGCTGCAAGTTTTGCTTTTGCTGCTTGAAGACCATTAACAACACTTTCTTCAGCGTTTTTAAAAAACTCTGGTTCAAACTTTGAGATTTTTGCTTCAGCTGCTTCTTTTGCTTTTATTTGAGATTGAGCATAACTTAAAGCTTCATCTTTTTGTCTCTCAGCTTCTCTCCATTTGTGAGTAAGTTTAGCTATTCTTCTTTGTACTCCATCAGAATACTTTTCTAATTCTTGTTCTTTATCATCTTTTTCAGAATTTTCTTTCTTATCTTCTAATTTAATTTCTCTTTCATTTTCAAAAGTTTTATCTTCACCTTCTTTTTCTTCTACAACAGGTCTTACTGTTGGTTCTTCTTTTACTTCTGGTTGTTCAATTTCTGTTGAATTATTTTCTTCAGGAATATCAACATCCATTTCTGGACCAGATGTATCTATATCTACTTTATTATCTATTGGCATAGTTTATCTCCTTCTATGATTAATATTGATGAAGTATATCTTCAGGGTTGTCAATGGTTGCTAAAACTTCATCATCATTTAGCATTCTTATTTCCCCACCATCTATTTGGATTCTTGATCCTGCATATCTTGCAAAAATTACCCAATCACCTTTTTTACACCAAGGACCTTCTGGAAATTTTTCTTTATCATAACAATGTGGACCCATTTCAAGAACTAAACCACAAGTAGATCCTACTTGTTGTTTTTCTAAAGTTTCTTGTCCAAGATATAATCCACCTTTAGTTTTCTCCTTCATTTTAAAAGGAAGAACAACTAATCTCCATCCAGTTGGTCTAGGTAATTTATTTGATTCTTTTGTTTTAAGACGTTCGTAACCGTCTATTTCTTTTTGATTGTCTTCTTCGTATTTATCTAATAATGCTGATTTAACTTTCGGTTCTTCCGAAGTCTTCGAAGTCGACGACGTTTTCTGATCTTTCAATATCATTTTTTTGCTCCTTTGGTTCTAGCAGGTTAGAGATTTCCTGTGATATTTTTAAATAGGCATGTGCCTGTCCCATCATATACTTGTATTTTTCCATATTGTCAATAGCACCTCCTATCATAGCATCTGCTATATCTTGATAAGACTCTTTAAGATGTTTTTGTACTTTATGAATTACTACTGTTTCTTCGTTTAACATTTTTCTTTCTCCTTTTGTTTAGTAAATTTACTCTTGAATGCCAACACCATTCGGTCATTCTTATAGCACCTGTTTCAACAAATGCAACGGCATCATCTAAAAAACCACAAAATCTGTATACTAATCTATCTAACATTTCCAACGTCTTCTAGCTTGTCTAATTCTAGAATTAGGATCGTTTCTAGTTTTAGCAGAAGATCGTTTAAGTTGTCCAAGTGATCTCGCACAATATGACTTTCTTCTTTTTGCTGCAGCTGAACCTTTTTTAACTTTACCGGTTACGGCTGTTTTTAATTTTGATCCAGGATTTGCTCTTCTATAAGCAGCTACCCCTTTGGCTGTCATTCCAGCACCTGATTTTGTTTTTCTATAATTTGCACCCTTACCTGTAGTAGTTTTTCTAATGGGGTTTTCTTTTTTTCTCATTAGATTTTTTGCATCTCTGGGTTTTTTGATAACATATTAGTTTCTGCTCTAGGTCTAGCATTAGAGTCTTTACTTCTTTTTCTAAGTTGAGCAATAGCAGATTCTTTTAATTGCTTTTGTCTTCTTAATTCTTTTAAATCTTTTTCTAAATTCATTATACAAATGTTTTTACGTTTTTTGGTTTACCGCCAGGATTACCTGCAGCTCGTTTTCTTTTGACAGCACTCGCCTTTTGCGACTTTGTCATCCGTGTGGCTTTTGCAAGTGGGACGCATTTTGGATATTTCCTTTTGCTCCCTTTCTTCCTTCCACATGGTTGATACTTCCCGTCCTTCTTCGGTGCTCCAATGTCTACCCATTTTTCTGATACCCATTTTCTTAATCCACCTTCCGAATAATAAGAACGCATTATTTTCTTTTTTTAGTTTTTTTCTTTTTACCACCTGGTTTTATTTTACCAGAACATACAGCTGAACCGTACATGTTTGCGTACGCCGAAGGGTATACTTTAAATTTTCTCTTGGCAGCTGCTTTGCCTTTTGCACAAAGCTTTGCCATTATGTTCTAACCATTTTACCCATAGGTGATTTCTCACCAGGTTTCTTTTTCTTTTTACCTTTAGCCATTAAAATTTTTTTCTTTAACTCAGCAGGTAAAGTTTTTTGTGCTTTAGTTAAACCATTTCCACCATTACTATAATAAGTTCTCATTATTTTTTTCCTCCGTTTTTAAATATTTGTGTTCCCTTTATACCATAAATACTCGCCACGACAAGGATCCATAAATTTGTGAACCATGACGGGAGCGATTGGAAATGATCGAAGAAGATTTTTATCTTGTCCATCGCCTGTGCGTCGTCTGAAAAGACTCCATATGCAAGCACCAATATGGGCAACGTGAGAATTACAAGAACCGCCTCGTCCTTATAATCCGATTGTCTTGCTTCTAGCAATTTTCCTTGGTAAGCTTCCTCACCTCGAGCTTGACGCTCTGCATGCAACAGTTGTGCATCAGACATTGCGACTTTTGCCTTCTGCTTATTAGCATAAATCTTACTTCCAGCAGAAACGGCTAATTTGATTGCCGATAACCACATGTTAGATCCACTTTGCTTTTCTAGACTTCTCTTTTAACATTCTTTTAGTTCCTCTTACTTCAACTTCTTCACCTGTAGCGATATAGTTGAAAGAACCATCAGCTGTTGTCTTTGATCTTGGGTCAATTTCTAGATTCATCTTGTCTTCAGATGGGATATCTACAATTTTACCGCAAATGTCATTATATTTTTTCATATTGTCTCCTTATTTAAATATTTTAACTTGTTTTTTAGTTTTTGTCACTAACCTTTACGCATAATTGCAACGTTTGGCATCATTGAATCAGAATTAGGTAGTGTTTTTCCTAAAATTGTCTTTTCAATTGATGTATCAGCTCTTAATTTTGCTAATTCTTCGTTTTGTTGAAGCTTTTCAGTTTGATTGACCTGGTTCATCATTGTTTTCATCTTATCAAGGTCCATTCTCTCGTTAGCTTCCTTCTCTTTTCTAGCATTTTCTTGTGCTCTAAGGTCTAATTCTCTTGCTCTTAGTTTTGCAATAGGGTCATTGTCAAATTGTGAAGTAATTTTTTGTTCTTCCTTCATAAATTCTTCCATCATGTCTGCAACTAGTTGAGCTTTTCTTCCTTCAATCTTTTGTGTTTCTTGCATAACCTGCATTTGTATCTGTTGAGCCATAGCTGGGTTCTGTTGAGCCTGCATTTGCATCTGTTGTAGCTGTTGCATCTCATCTCTGAACTCTAATTCAACTTGTTCTTGCGCCATTAGACTAATATGTTCAAAAATATTTTTTTCTAAACTTGCCATTACCATTGGATTGTTTCTAGCCATGTTAGTTGCCATAAAATTTAAGTGTGCAGTGATGTGTGATCTATGATCTTGACCAGGGAAAGCTTGAAACTGTGCTCCACCTAATGCATCAATGTGTTCTAATGCCGGATCTTTAGGCATAGGTTGCATTGGTTTATTTAATACTTGATCAATATCTTTTACACCTAATGCTTCATACATATTTCTATATGCATTATATAAATTGTGCATTTGTGGATTTGATTGTGCCAGTTGGAGTTCCGTCTGCGCGAGGGAAATACGCTGTGTTTGAGAAAAAATATTGGGGTCAGCAACTGGCAATATATCTACCCTATCATCAAAGTCTTGTTGTTTAATCATTCTTTGACCCCCAACTACATCATACGGATATTCTTGAGGTAGATATAACTTGAATACTCTAGCCATAATTCTAAATTCATTTTTTAAAGCTGAGTAAATTCTTTTGTGAATCGCAGACATTGTTCTACTTCCTCTTTCAAGTAGAGCAACTGTTGTTCCAACCGCGGCTTGTTGATTGCCATCACCAACTTGTAGATCTGCAATTGATGCAAATCTTTGACCAGCGTTTACTACAACACCCATCAAACTTAATAAAGTCTGTGATGGTTCTTTAAATGGTAACATCATAAACGAATCTCTTAAATTTCCACCAGGTGCATCTACATCTCTAAACTCACCAGGTTGAATTGATTGTGCGTCATCTCTAATTCTAATACCACGTTGCTTGAATCCAGCAGGTAGGTTAGATAAAGTTCCTGCATCTAATAGTTGTCTAAGTGCACTTGTTGCAGTACGAGATAATCCACCGATCATATGAATTAAACCAAAACCATAAAAACCTAGTCCTGGTAAAAATTTAAAGTGTACAAAGTATTGTATTTTAGATTTTTTAGGATCACCTACTTCATAGTTTCTTTTAATAGATAGAATCTCACGTGATCCTTCTTCTAAAGTTACAATGTAAGGTATTTTAATTCCTGAGGGCTCACCAGTCTCTGGATCAGAATCTTCAAAACCATCTAGGTCTAAATCCACATGACATTCTAATAATGTATAAACATCTTCTTCTTTTGATTTAGTTGTACCTTCCAACTCTCTTTCTTTTTTCTCAACATCAGATTCACCTGCAGTTGGTTTTCCTAAATCAACGTCTCTGTAAAAACCAGCGACTTGTTGTTTTCTTAAATCGTTTTCTGAAACTTTTATTCGATGAATAATTGCTTCCGCATCATCTAATGAGGTAGCTGTGTACGGAACAATTAAATCATCTGCTGGAACAAACTTTGATACTGCTCTTTGTTCCATGTCATCATAGTAAACTTTTTTAAAAGCAGAACCTGCAAGAGGAAGATTAAATAACATTTGATCAAACTCTGGTTCATACTCTTTCATTTTTTCCATGATTTCATAATTCATAAAATCTTTAACACGTTGTGCTTGTTGTGTTTTCTCCGGAGTTGATAAACCCATCACTTGAGTTCTAACCGGACCATTTGCAGGTAATAATTCTTTATAAGCTAATGCTTGAAACTGAGTAACAGCTTCTGCTAGTACTGGGTGAGTTGCACCTGAAGCTCCTTGAAACGGCTCTGTTCTTTGACTGTATTTAAAACCTAAAAGATCTAAACCTTGGATATAAGCTTTTTCCCATTCTTTTCTTGATGAAGTATAATCCATATACTTACCATTTAAATCTGAAGCTAAAGTTGCTAATACATCATCTGGTAAAAATTCTGCAAGGTTTGCATAATGCTCTTCACCACCTTCAATAGATGCTGCGGCTGGATCAAGATCAATATCAACAGAACCATCTTCATTTTCTTGAATATCAATTGGTCCAGGATCTTGTGCCTGGTCTTCTGCTTGTTCTACTAATTGCTCTTGAACTTCATCTTCACTAGGAAGTTCGAATTCTTTTCTGACTTCGTTGGGAAGTGCTTTGTCTATATCCGCCATTTATTTTTTCTCCAGATTGTTTGACTGTTTTAACAGTATTATAGTTAATATTCAAGCCCTGAGGCATGGGTCCGGCTTCAGGGGGCAATAAGTGTTTCTTTGGGTATTTATTTGTCATTTTTTTTCTTTGGTTCAAAATCCATAAAATCATCTTCAAACTTAGTTCCATCCTGAATTACGTCATCGGGTACACCATCAACAGTATCATAAATTTCACCTTTTTGTGGTCCACTTGTTCTTAAATATGAAGTGTCTTCGACATACTCATTAGGTATTTTTACATTACCTGTTGTTTCGTCAGCTTGACTTGCTCCAGGTATAAAATCCATGTAAGTTTGTTCAGCTAAATTTTCATCATAGTATTGGTGGTCTCCATCTATTTTAGTTTTTTGAATAGTTGTTCTACCTGTTGCAAGATCTTCAGTTAAAATATAATTTTCAAATTCTGTAACTACTTCTCTATCTTGTGTAGCTTGTCTTTGAGTTGCATCTTTACCTAAACTTTTAATTTTTTTATATAGATTTATAAAATATGCCGGAGCACCTTCAAAACTTTTTGTAACTGCAGTAGTAGTTTTTTTTGCTTTATTTAAAAAATTTGGTCCGCCTCTAACTGCTAAAATACCTGCTGGAATAAGTGATAGAATTTTTAAGAATTGTCTTTTACTTAAACTACCAAGACCTTTTTTACTAGGATCTTCTGGTCCATCTGCAAAGTTTTGTCTATTAGGATATAAGGCTCTATCCAATGACATTGGGTTTTCTTTTCCTCTTGTGTAAATAGATTCTTTTTCTGCATAAGGATCTTCGCTTACACCTACTAAAGATCCAAGTTGTTTAAATGAATTAATTAATGAATTTAAATTATCTTGTCCTTGTTTAGATATTTCAGGAATTTCAGTATCATCTACCATTGATTGCATTCCTCTTATCTGACCTTGTTTAACAAAGTTATCATAACCTCTTCTTGCTTCTTCAATAGGTATATCAAACTGTCTTGCAATATCTGGAAGCATTCCTTTTCTTTTTTCACTTAGGTAAGCTTGTTTACCAAGTTCTAATACAGGTGCAGCAAAAGATCCTGCTTTACCTACTTTACTTGCTGCTTTAAATAATGGGCTTCTAATAGCTTTGCCTAAAAATTTTTGAGGTACCAAAGAACTTGCTAAAAATTTACCAAAGTCTTTTGCTTTTCCTAAACCATATTTACCTGTAGATTTATCATATAATTTAAAAACGTTTGCAACTTCATCTGTAAATGCTAAGGGAACTGTTAGCCATACAGGACTATCTTGTTCGAGATCATACATTGCACCAAACATAACTTGGAAAATAGGTAGGTCTATTCCAGTAATTCCTTTACCGACTTTACCTAAAACGTCACCACCATACTTTGAACCAAAAGCGGCTAGATCTTTCATCTCTGCTCCAAGGTATTCAACTAATAATTTTGGATCCATACCACTGTTCATTTGACCTTGCATTTTTCGTAAAACTTTTTGAACGTTTGTTAGATCTTCTTCAACCATTTCTGGTGGAAGATTATTTTTTTTAGAAATTTGGAATACAAGATTTTTTTTATATTGACTTTTGTTTGCTTCGTATTCTTCTAAATCAATATCTGCTACACGGCTTACTTCTTTTTTAAAATCATCTGATTCATCAAAAAAAGTTTTGCCCATATCTGCTAAAACTTTTTGACCGGCACCTCTGTAGTAGGTTGGTAATTTTGCTACCGCTTCGGGATTATTAAAAACGTCTTCTGCTAATTGTCTTTTTGACTCTATAAATAGTTTTTCATACTTTGGTCCTGATAAACTTTTAAATTTACCTTGTAAATTATTTATAATCATTTCCCTTGCTTTAGGATTTTTAACGTTTTTATAAGCTTGAAAAATAGAAGCATTAAATTTTGCACCTTCTAACCTTAAATCAGTAAAAGGACTTCCTGCAACTCCACCCTTTGCATCGTTATGTCCAATAGTTAGTTTATCACCTGTGTCTTCTAAAAGTTTTTTTAAAGGTATTTGTCCTCCTGTAGAACTGTTTGGATCTGGTACAAGTATTCTATTTTTTTGAGACATTTCATAAACTTCATTAAAAACACCTGAACCATCTGCCTTATAACCTTTTGATTTTATATTTTTTTTATTATAAAAATCACCTTTGTATGTAAAACCAATTTTATCAGCATTTACTATTCTAGCTCTTGATTTTTTATCTTTTGGTAAGTCATTAAAATCTACAGGGGCACCTTGAGTTCCATCTTTATTTAAATAAAATAATTCAACGGCTTCTTTGGGCTCTACTGTATTTCCTTTTTTATGATTTAAATAAGCATTCCTAATTGCAAAATTTAAAACATTTTGTTCAGGTAACGCATAAACCTTACTAAAGTTTCCTGTGTTTTTAATATCTAAACCACCTCTTTTATATTTAGCATACTCCAAACCATCTTTAAAGTTTTGACCTATAAAATTAGAAGATTCGTTTTTAGCAAAATAATCAAAGTCATCTTTTATGTCTAAATAAGGTTGATGATTTTCTAATGCCTTATTAATAATTCTAGCATCTGTAGAGTATCTTGACGACAGCTCTGGATTAGATACCATGTCAGATATTATTTTATATATAGGATTCATTGCTGTAATGTTTCCTGAAGCAGTTCTCTTAGGTTTATACAACTTCATATTTCCTAAAGTTATTTTATCAAATGCCTTTCTTATTTTATCTTCTCTAGAATCAAATGTATCAATAAGATCAAGTTCGGCAGCATGGTCTTTTCTAGTTAAATTTATTTTTAGTTTTTTAGCAACAGATTTTGCATCATATAAAAATTTATCTGATTTTTGATGTGCTTCTTTTAATTTTTCAATCTCTGCTAATCTATCCTGTCTTTTTTTATCTCCAACAACTGAAAATTCTTCGGCTGGAAAAAAATTTTTTTTAGCTTCTATTCTTTTTCTAATAGCCTCTGCCCCTTCGGGAAATTTTTTTTCTAAAAAATTTTTCCAAGGTACTGGATCTTTTTTACTTAATGTTTTTCTCCACTCATTTTTTAATGCTTCTTCATCAACATCGTAGACTATTTTTTTACCAGGTTTTTTTGTATAAACTCTTTCGAATGGTTCTCCTCCTAGTTTTGAAATTTTCTGTACTGCATAGGGTTCATTAAAACCTTCTCTAGTTTCTAAATTTTCTCCTACAATAGATCCTCCTCCTATAGCAAGATTAGCTCTACCCCCATTTTGTGCATTAAAAGGTCTATCTAAATTTTTTCTTTGTAAGTATTCTTCGTGAGTTTCTTGAGAGGGATCAAAGCCTTTTAGTAGTTCATCTTTAAGAGAACCAGGTTCTAAGTCATCTACTAAGTCTGCTACTTGTGTTTTAGGTGTAGCAGGTCTTGTTAACCAAGACATCATTTGATTATAGTTTGCTATCTTATTTACTTCAGACATTAAAGTCCCATCAAATAATTTAAGCCACCTTGTGCATTATCTTTTCTAGTTTTCTTACCTTGTTCAAGAATGTCTATAATTTCGTCTGGACCTTTACCTGTTTCCATTAATTTAAAAGTTTGATCTAATGTTGCTAGAACTTGTGCTTTATGTTGTGGATCTGGATCTGCAATAATGTTATCTAATAAATCATCATCAATACCCGGATATTTTTGTTTAAGTTCAAGTCGTTCTACCATTTGGGGAGCAAGTTCTCTTGCTCTTTCTAGCTCTGATGTATCTGGTGCAAATTGTGAATCTCCAAAATTTTCAGAAGTAATTTCATCTCCTTGTTTTATTGGTTTTGATCCAGGGACTTTACCCGAAGCTAATCCTCTTTGTTTTGTAACGGTATCGTAAGCTATACCATAAGCGTCTATAATATCTCTTTGATCAAACATCTCTCTATCAACACCAAATTCTTCTAAAGCACTATCTACTGCTACATCAGCATCATATTTAGAATCACCTGATGCAAAAATATTATCAACAGCTTTTCTAATTTCACTAACTAAATCTGTTCCTTTACTTTTAAAAAATGATGCTAACTTTAATACTTTACCAGCATCTCTAAAATTAACTCGGTTAATACCACCCATTGCGTTTGGTTCTCTGTCTTCTGGATCAAAATTTTTTAAAGTATTTTCATTTTCAATTTCTTTTTTAAGTTCATCAAGTTCATCTGGAGTCATTCCTTGTGGTGGATTTTCAGGTTGTTTTAAATTAAAAAATCCTTCGTTATCTAAAATCTTTACAATTTCTTTAAATGAGCCACCTCTATCTTCTATTTCAATTAACTCATCACCAAGGTTAGAAAGATCATTTAATACGTCTTGACCAAAAGTTTTCTTAAATACTTCTATTGGATCAACACCGCCTTGATAACCTTCAATAATTGCTTTTGCTTCTCTTTCATCTGCAATATTAATTTTACCTTCTCTAGCTAGTTTTTGTAAAACTTGTCTTGCTGCAGTTCTGACAAGTCCCATTTTAGGATCTAATGGTCCACCTGATCTGTATGGATTATCTTTTAACATATTAAAAAGATCGTCTTTTTGCTTTTCTAGTTTTTGCATAACTCCTGATGCCTGACTCGGTGACTCTTCCACTCTCTTACCTCTTTTGTCCACACCCGGTTTAAATGATGCCTCTATTACTTCACCTTCTTTAGGTTTTTTAATTGAAGTAATACCGCCTTCAGGTTTTCTAAATACTTGTTCAATTTGTCTTTTAAATAAATCAGTAACTTCACCAAACTCTCTTTTTGCAAAATCCATTGCTTGATCTACAGATTTAACTGCACCTGATTTAGCTAGATTTCTGAGTGATTGTAAAAATTTTAATATTGCGTTTGGGTTCATTAATAATATGTCCTTTGTTGTTGAGGTAGTTCTTCGTCCTCATAGTCTTCAGGATGCTCAATCAAACCACCCTGTCTAAATCTCATAACAGCCTGGGTCATGGAGTCCACTAAATCATCATGATCTCCATATGGAAATGCTGCACATTCTTCAATAACTTCTTGTGCAAAGTCCATATCTTTGGGCGCCCATATTCTCCCTGACTCAAACAGCGGAGAGACACTGTTAACCCTCGTATGTTTATCATTACCTTTAGAGGGTGTAAAGTTTATAACAGGTATCCCCATTTTCCGCAACTCATAAGTTAAAGGCAATCCAGATGCTTTAGACTCAATGATTACGGTCTCAGGCTTCCAATATCCATATTGATCCATGGCGACCCTACGTAACTCAGGAAACTCAAAACGATCCTTAATTGCATCTAATAATATCAAACATTGTCCACTATCCTCACTTGGTGTAAACACACCCCAAGTAGTAATAGCAGAATAGTCAGCTGTTTGTTTTTTCATAAACGCTGTATCATAAGATTGAATAACATGTTCTAGAGGTGGTAAATCTTTTTCCCAATCTTGCCACCATTCTCTTTTTATCATGGCACCTTCTTCACCGGTTGGGTTCTGCATGTATTGTGCATTCCATTTAGAAAGAGGGATAGATGCTTTGACCGCTTCTAAATCCTTCAAGTTCCAGTATTCAGGCCACAGGGGTTTTTTGTTTGGTAGGATTGCAGGGAACTCAATTACTTCCCACTGATCAGCTTTAGGTTCTTTTTGTGCTTTAATCAAACGACCTGCTAAATCTTTTTCATTCCATCTAGTCATTACAATTACAATTGTTCCACCAGGTTGAAGACGTTGTCTTGGACCAGATGTATACCATTCATAAGTTCTATCTAACGCTTGAGCGTTCATTGCATCTTGTTCAGTGTGTGGGTCATCAATAATTAGTAGATCAGCACCTCTTCCAGTAATTGCAGACCCAACACCCGCAGCGTAGTATTCACCACCTTGTTGGGTTTCCCATTTACCAGCAGCTTGCGAATCTTCTTTGAGTCTTGTTTGAAAGACTTCTTTGTATTCAGCAGAGTCCATAAGTTGTTTTGCTTTACGACCAAACCTTACAGATAATTCAGTTGTGTTAGTTGATTGAATAATTTTTAGTTTAGGATTACGACCTACCATCCAAGCGGGTAATAGATATGATGCAAACTCAGACTTTGTATGTCTAGGTGCCATATTAATAATTACACGTTTAACTTTACCTTTTGCTATATCATTAAATTTTTTAGCAACTTGTTTGTGATGTGATCCTTCGATAAAATCTGGCCAGACATGTTTAACAAAAGCCATAAAGTCATCTTTAATATCAGCTTGTTTTTTCTTATCTTTCCATTTAGCCATATACAAAGCTAATTGTCTTTTTACATCAGGTGGTAATTTCTCAAACTTTTTTAACTTGTCTATATCCATAACTCATTCGAAAAAATTTTCTAAAAAATTTTTACAGCTTTAATTTAAAAAGTCCAAAAGTATTTTAAGCCTTTAAGTGTATAAAACTCGCAATAAATGCATAACTCTGGGACCCCTTTATATACATATCTATATATTAATAATAAAAAAAGTTCAAATTTTGGAAGAGGCTTGGTACCTCTATGGGCCCTGGCGCGTTAGCGCCAGAGCAAGAAAGGTTGGTTAGTCTAAGACTACCATGTATTGTGCTGCGAAGTGTTGTTTAAACCAATCCAATCCTTTACGAACTGTATCATAGTCTCCAAACATTTCACTGCCAATGATTGCATCGTAGA